TCAAATATTTTTAAAAATTTAAAAGAAGAAGAGGAAGAAAAAATAAATTTATTACAAGACACAGAAAATTATTTAAATCAACAATTGCGTGAATTAATTTTGAATAATGAAAGTAATTTTTTGATTGAAGAATTACAGAAAGAATTACTAAAAATAGAAAAAATAAAAAAATGTTATTGATTTAGGAAATTTTATTTTATAAGTATTTTATATAATGAAAAAGAACCTATTAAACAAGTTAATAAAAAATAAAATTGTCTATTATGTTGTGTTGGCTTTTTCAGTACTTAATGTTTTAGGATATTTTAGTATGCGTGCGTGGGAATGTATCGTGCTTTTTTCAGCAGTGGCTTATTCGGCAAATTGTTATGGTGGTAATATGACGGTCGCGTTGTTGGCGGGATTGTTTGTTTCAAATTTTGTTTTTGGTTGCAACCGCGTTAAAGAAGGATTTGAAGAACAGTACAAACCTATTAAAAAAGCAAACAAATTGATTAAAAAAGCTAAAAAAAAAGCTTTAAAAGAGGGTCACGCTGCATCAAAGAGACTTGAAGGTGTTGACGGTGTTGATGGCGGTGAAGAAGACAGTATGATGAAGCAAGAAGGGTTTGCATTAAGAGAAGGAAATCAAAATATTATGAAGATGGCACGAGAGATGATGGCCACGTTGGATAAAAAGGGTGGCAAAGAAGGTGTTGATATGGAAGGTGCAGAGGGAATTGAACAAATTTTAGAAGGTTTGGGCGGCGTTAAAGGAATAATGAGAGCTCTCGGAAACATGAAAACATAATTTTAAAAACTTATTCGCAAATAATTGTTAATAAGTTTTTTTATTTATATTGTATATAATAAAAATGGCAAAAAAAAAATTGGGAAAGAAATTAAGCAATAAATTGGGAAAGAAATTTGGAAAGAAAATTAAGAAAATTGGTAAGAAAATTGGAAAATCATCATTGTTAAAAAATTCAGCAATTCTATATGTTGTATTACTTATTTCTATTGGATTGGTATTAATGTATTTGTCCAAAAAAGATTACAATTCATTAATTGTATTAATAGCGACAGGATTACTGACAAATTATTTTACTAAAAATATGACCATAACTTTAGGAGTTGCAATAATTGTTTCATTGATAGTTAGATTGAAAATATCAAAAAAAGAAGGATTTAAACAAGGCACCGATCCGAGTGGTGCGAAAGTAGTATGCTGGACGAAGAACGAGGGTGGCGAGTGGGGTGATCCATCCGAAAAAACAGAAGAGGACTGTAAACAGGTAAAAGATGGACCGGAAATGTGTTTTAGTGCAGATAAAGCAGATTGTAATAAAAAAGATGCATTTTCTAAAAGATTGATCCCTTCAAGTGAACCAGCTAAGGTTGGTGATGACGAAGATGAAGTGGACACAGATCGCATTGATTATGCATCAACTTTGGAACAAGCCTATGATAATTTACAAGGTATGTTGGGAAAAGAAGGCATTAAAGGGTTAACCAGCGAAACATCTAAATTGGTACAGCAACAAGCTGGGTTAATGGAATCATTGAAGGGTATGGGTCCGATGTTAAAAGAAGCAAAATCAATGATGTCTGGTATGAAAGATATGGGGAGTATGGAAACAATGAAAGATATGAAATCAATTCTTAATTCTGTAGGTGGCAAAAAATTATAATATATTAGATAAAAACTTTATATAATATATATGCCTCGTAGATCAAAGAAATGTCCACCGGGAGTATTTTGCATTGAAAATACAACAATTATATTTTTATTAATAATAATTGGTATATTTTTATATGTTATGACACAATCCGTGTATAAAATATCAGTTGTTGATAACAATAGATCAGAACATTATTTAGAACACCCTTTTAATGATAGATTTCATCACAATATTATGCCCAAATTAGGCGCGAGGTTATCAAATCACCCGAGGGATACATTATCAAATCCATATTTACCACCATTGAGAGATGGTAATTATTTTCCAAAAAATAGCAGCGATCCTAGAGGAATACCAATAAATGTCCCGACAAGAGGTCCTAGAACAGAATGGCGACAAGTTGGCATTTTAACTAGGGAAAATGGGGAAGAAACAATTTTACCATTAATGGGTAGACCTTTATATTCCAATCGTCAAAAATGGCAATTTTATACAATGAGTGATAAAAATAATAGTGTAAAATTACCAATTAGTAAAAATGGACGCAGTTGTTCAGCAGATATTGGATGTGATGAAATATTTAATGGTGATAATGTTTATATTGAAGGATACAATGATTCATTCAAAGCAACCATTTATGAAAATAATGTACCCGAATACATCCCATTTGTTTAGAATTTAAAAAATATTTACCAATATATAGAAATATTTACCAATATATAGATATAAAAATTATATATATATATATATATAATTTTATGTTAAAAACGATTCTTTTTGAAAAAAGTCCCCTAGATGAATATAATGAAAAATTAAAGGATTTTATGATTAAATTTGAAATATTTAACGAATTAAAAGAATTTCAAAAAATAGGCAGAATCGAAGTTACCAAGGCAGAATTTTATAAATCGCCAATTGAATCGGAAGAAAAGATAATAGAGAAAATTACATCTAGAAAATTAATTAAAGAATTAAAAAATATAAAAGTTTACACCCAACTAGATGCCGAAGATGCAGAAGATGCCGAAGATGCAGGAGATACCGAAGATGCCGAAGATGCCGAAGATACAGACGATGTAGGAGATACAGGAGATGCAGGAGATGCCGAAGATGCAGGAGATGCCGAAGATGCCGAAGATGCCGAAGATGCCGAAGATACCGAAGATGCCGAAGATGCCGAAGATGCCGAAGATACCGAAAAAAATTATTATAAATATTATATTTTTGAGATTGGTTATTGGCAAAAATGGTCAAGGTGGTGGAATTCTGAAAATAGGGGTAAAACGCAAAAATATATTGATGAAGATTTTTCAGAATTTATGAAATATTTAAATGAAATTAAAACAATGAATTGTAATTATTCATTTAATATTTATTACAAAAATTTGTTAAAGAAATGTCATTCATTTATTAATAAAATAACTCCCGGTTTATATAATTTAAAAAAAACATACAGTGATAATAAAAAAATAAAAGCATTGATAGATAGTGTAATAATGACTCTACTTGATTTTAAAAATGAAACGCAAATAAAAAAACATACCTCCTTATCATCTATTTTACGAGAACACAATAATAACATATTTTTAATTCCTTAAATCTATTTTGCGAGAAACACAACATTATTTTTTTAAGAATTTCCAATAATATTTGCAATTTTATCCATAACTTGTTGAACCGCCGAACAATCGCCTTCCGATCTCGTCCAAACAGCTATACTACCGGGTTCGGTTGTAAGCAACATTCGTTCGTTACAAGTTTGTTCTTTTTTCATTTTTTCACTTATTCCAAACGTTCTTCTTTTTTTCTTTTTTTCTTCATTTTCTTTAACATCATCTTTTTTTATTTGTTTCTTTTTTTCATTTTCTGTTGTTTTTGAAACATCATCATCCGATAAAACCGAAAATTTTAAATTGTCAGACGCGTTAAAAAGAAATCCAATTTCAAAATATTTTGCAAATTTGCCAGTTATTTCTTCTTCGCCTTTTTCGCCTTCTTCGCTTTTTTCGCCTTTTTCGCCTTTTTCGCCTTCTTCGCTTTTTTCGCTTTTTTCGCTTTTTTCGCTTTTTTCGCTTTTTTCGCTTTTTTCGCTTTTTTCGCTTTTTTCGCTTTTTTCGCTTTCCACATCACCATCATTTTTAGTGCCACCTGGACCAGCACCAGCACCAGCACCGCCAAATTGATATAATTGTTCATCAACCGTTGGTAAAATGAAATTATTTAATTTATTATAATGTTTAAAAGTATCTTTATAAATATTTAAAATATTTTTTTTATTAAAACCGTCTTTATGAATATATGCTTTTCTTTTTTTATTTGCAATCTTTTTTTTATTCTTTCTTTTCCCAACATTTTTAATTGTTTGTATTCTTAGATTTTTTTTTTTATTTCTAAAACTATTGTATTTTTTATATATTTTTTTTTTATATTTTTTTTTACTTTGTTTTTTATGTTTATATTTAAGTATATGTTTTATTCTATTTTTGGAAATTACCATTTGACTTATATAAAATGTATATAATAAATTTAAAATAAAAAAATAATATAATATTAAATTATATATGTCAGGAGTATGTGAAAATGGTAATACACTACCAATAGATTTAGATAAGTCGGAACTTGTAAATGTATCAGAACAATTAACGCGATTTAAATATGATTTTTTACAGTGTAATGAATTTGATATAACGGTTGAATGTCCCGGATGGTTAAGCTATATGACGGATTGTACTACAGGTGTTATTAAAATAGAACAAAAAAAACCGAGCAATGGCGTAGAACAATTATTAAATTTATCAACAATGGGAAATTTAATAGGCACTGGTAATGATGGAAATATTGTTTGTTATTATTTCCCAACATCATTAAATTTTTATAATGGAGAAGCACCAACGGGTGGCGAAATAGTTATTGAATTGAGAACTAAACAGATAACGGGGTACGAGTTATTATTATTATTTATACCCGTAATTCTGGGCGAAACAAACTTGTCTAGTACTGAATGGTTCAACAACATTATAGGAAATTACACTACTAAGCTACCATCCGATGATGAACAGGTTTCAATTTTAACAAGGTCAATGTCATTGAATTCTCTTATTCCTAAATCACAATATTGGGTTTATAATGAAATACAATTACACGGTAAATGTCAAGAAGAAAACGACATTACTACCCACGCTATATTTTTTGATATAGACTATGCAATAACAATTTATGAAAGTTCGCGCAACAGTTTCAACGATGTTGGTCCCAATAATATCGATGATACAGACCCGGTGGACATTTTTGGGGAAGAAGGATCACCATACAAACAAGATCTGCGAGAACTTATGGATATTGGAAACAATTCATTCGATTGGAAAGAAATATGGCATAAAAAGATTTTTACCGATGATGCCGCCGCCGCCGCCGCCGAATACAAAACAAAAAAGGAAGAATACGGCGATCCCGTTGACGCCGACAAAATCAAAGAACTTGAAGAACTTAAGGCCCTCGCTGAGGCGAAGGTGAAGAGAGATTTAAACCCCCCAAATAGAGGTAGTATCTTTAGTAACGAACAAGGTACAAAAAAAGGCCCCGGAGATAATTCTAGTCGCAGTGATCCATTTTCATTAACTTGTGAACCAATTGTTGACGAAGATGATAAACCCATTGATGGGAAAGATAGATTGGAATGGGTAAAAGAAATTTATAATAGTGATAATAAAACTTTACAGGGTATGAAAAAATGGTTTTGGATATTCTTATTTGTGATTGCTTTAACTGGTATTTTAATGGCGTTGCACGTCTTTATATTTAAAAATATAGGTTTGTTTATTACACAAAATGAAATAATAAACCGCGTTGATCTTCTCCCAGATAATTAAATTTTAAAAAATAAAAATTTAATTATATTTTTTTTGCAGAATATAAATTTCCTTGTATGGGTTTAAATATGGATTCAATATTTCTATTATTCGTCAATGGTAACATATTATTAATAACATCTTCTTCAACGCTCGTACTGCGTTTGACGTTAAATTTTTTCATTTTTGAATATTTTTTTTGCTCCGTTTCTAAATATTTCATATTTTTTTTTCCGCTAATATTCATTGATCTCATAATCAATAAATAACCAGCCACAATTGCTAAAACACCAACAATTTTATTATAAGTTAATAAAGCGAAAATAACCAATATAATAACGGTTTTTCCAACGATAGTATCTATAACATTGGCCAAATCTAAAGGAATTTGAACTTCAAAAACAATAAATAAAATTAATAATAATCCAAGAAATGTATGATGTGTATCTTTTTGTAATTTGTTTAATAATTTATTCATTTATATATATCATAAGTTAATATTTTAAAATATATTGAAATCATATAAAAATTACACAACAACTATTAATAACTATGAATAATGAAACAGCAATATATTTTGGTCAGAAAGGATATACGATTTATAAAGAAAATTTAGAAATTAGAGAACAAGAATTAATTCGCAAAGAATTAACAGTTTCGCCATATGTTCCTAAAAATTCTTTACAAAAACCATCCTCTTTTCAGATATATCGCGAGTCGCCAAAAAAATTGTATTTGCCAAAATATTATGGTTATAGAGAATATGGTGAACCCGATGAAATACGATTGACAGGTGGTGATGACATTGATATCGCTTTTAACGGCGAATTACGCGATTTTCAAAAACCAATTGTTAACACTTATTTGGAAAATGCAAAAAAAAGCGGCGGTGGTCTATTGGAAATCCACACGGGTGCAGGCAAGACTGTTATGGCATTAAAAATCATAGCACAATTAAAAAAAAAAACATTAATTATCGTCCATAAAGATTTTTTACTAAGACAATGGTTGGAAAGAATTGAACAATTTTTACCAAATGCCAGAGTAGGTAAAATTCAAGGTAAGGTAATAGATGTTGAAAACAAAGATATTGTGATTGGTATGTTACAATCATTATCAATGAAAGAATATCCTCAAAAATTATTCGGACAATTTGGGTTATCTATTTATGATGAATGCCACCATATTTCTGCTGAAGTATTTTCTAGAGTATTATTCAAAGTTGTTACTAAATATACATTGGGATTATCAGCAACAATGAAAAGAAAAGACGGGTTAACAAAAGTAATTAAAATGTTTTTAGGCGATATTGTTTATAAAAAAGAACGGAAAGGATGCGATTATGTAAAAGTAAAGTCAATACATTATCAAGTTAATGATGAAGAATATAATAGAGTATTATTAAATTGGAAGGGACAAACACATTACAGTAAAATGATAAAAAAAATATGCGAATATAAAGACCGTTCAAATTTTATTTTAAAAATATTATCAGATATAATCAAAAATGATAATAAATGTCAAATAATGATTTTGGCACATAATAAATCTATTTTAAAATATTTACACGATTCAATAAAAGAAAGAAATATAGAAAGTGTTGGATATTATGTAGGCGGTATGAAAGAAAAAGATTTGAAAATTTCTGAAAAAAAAAAAATCATTGTTGCAACATATGCGATGGCTGAAGAGGGTTTGGATATTAAAAGTCTTACAACATTATTAATGGCGACGCCCAGAGTTAGTGTTGCACAGGCTGTTGGGAGAATTTTAAGAAAAAAACACGATAACGCTGAAGTATACGATATTGTTGATCAACACAATATGTTCCAGAGGCATTGGACAAAACGACGCGCGTTTTATAAAAAACAAAATTTTAAAATATATAAAACAACAAGTCAAGATTATGAAAATGATAAATGGGAATGTATATATGATAAAAGTATTTCAAAGAAATACAAAAAAAAGGATATAAAAAAAAACATTATTAAAGTAAATACAAATGATGATTTATTAAATGGTGTTTGTTTAATAGATTTTGATAATTAAAATTTGTATAAAAAAAAATATAATGTATATATATCAGTAATGTCTGAACCTATATATGAACCCAATAAATGGAATAAAAATAAATACATTCTAAAAAGTCATAATTGTTATATGTATGCGTTAAATAAAATAGATAAAAAAATTGTCAATACTTGTAAAAAGTATATTAGAAATAAAAAAACATTTAAAGCTAATAAAAAAACATTTAAAGCTAATAGAAAAAAATTCAAAAATAAATGGGATTTTTTATGGTCTAGACCTGGTAAAGCAGGTGGATATTCGTTTTCAAAACCTTATGTATGTAAAGACGTTATAAGAGGAATATTAATTGATTGTCCAAAATCAAAATATATGGGAAAGAAAACGATGAATTTTAAATGTCCTAAAAATTTTTATAGAATTGCATTGGTTCAAACTAAAATAGGAATGGATTTTCATTTTTATAGACAGGATAAAAATGGAATGTGGAGTCATAAAAATGGTTGGAGGAAAGCTACAAATAAAGACTGCGATGGTAAATTGATTGTTGATCCAAAATATTCAAAAAATGGGATATATACAGTCTTTTGTGGTTATTTTTTAGTTCCAAATGATTCAAATAAAAAACGAATGTCAAATGTCACAAGAAAAAACAAAAAATAACTTTTATACTATTAAATTTTTTATACTTTTGAAAATATAAAAAATTTAATACATTGATGGTTTATCGGATTTAGATTTATTAAAATGATTATAATTATCACCACAATTATCATTGTTTCCGGTAAAATCACCACCCAATAATCTGGCAGACTCTCCACCCAATGACTCAGACACTCCAGAATAAAAAATGGAAGAACCGCCTCTTTGCTTTTTGCGTCTTCTACGGCGATATCTTTTTCTACATACGCATTCACCTTTACATTTACATTTACCTTTGCATTTACAACGGTCTTTGCATTTACAACGGTATTTACTTTTTAAACTTCTTCGCGATTTTTTACGTGGCTTTCTACGCGACTTTTTACGTATCCCACTTGACTTTCTACGCGACTTTTTACGTATCCCACTTGACTTTCTACGCGATTTTTTACGTATCCCACTTGACTTTCTTCGCGGCTTTCTACGCGATTTTTTACGTATCCCACTTGACTTTCTTCGCGGCTTTCTATGCGGCTTTCTACGTGATTTCCTGCGTCTTCCACCGCATTGTTGTCCAGCATCATTTCTTGAAATAGGAGCGTATCCACCTTTTACTAAATGTGCATTGGCCGCACCTGCTTTATCATATCCATAACTTGCCATTGATTCGTGATTAAATCTACTTTCAGCCAATGATTGATGCCCCAATCCTAAATTTTTATTTCCACCTTTTTGCGAATTGCAATTTGAATATTGAACGCGAGATGGAGATAAATAACCATTGCCCGAAGCGGCGTCTCGTTGCAATGATTCCATGGTAACACCATACCCACCCCCCTTATGTACTTTTTCCATTCCAATTTTACCGCTGCAACCAGTATTTTCCCCAATATCAGTATACAATGCTGTATTTGTATTATTTAGTAATGACGAATCAAGAGCTGACATTATATATATATATATATATTTATTTTTCTTGAGACAAAATAAAAGAATATTTAGATATATTTTCATTTGTACGCACCAATGGTTCCCAAGATTTGAATTTGTTTTTATACGTACATTTCATCGTAATAATAATATTTTTAATAAATTTATTTAAACCAATGTTTTCAAATTCTTCATCATCATCACTTTCTTCTAGATTATCTAAATTTCTATTTTCTTTTATATTTCTAAATAAATTATTTAATGATACGCTATTTTTATAACTTGATATGTGTGATAATCCATAAAAAATAATTTCATTATTTTTATAACAATAAAGCTCATAAATATCTGGTTGTATTGTTGCTTTTATTTGAAAAAAAGCATATTTATCTATTAATTGAAAGATGGGTTGATTATAAAAAATATTTATGTTTTTTTTTAAGAAACGATGTTGTATTGAAAATATTTTATATGGCAAATCATTGATTTTTTTATGAATATCATTATAATTTTCACTAATTATTGGTAGACCAAACATAATATCATTTTTTTTATATATAACCGGCTTTATTTCATTTTCTAAAATAGACTGTTCAATTTTAAATTTTTCTAAATTACATACATTTTTTAAACATTTATTTTTATAATAAAATATATCTTCAATGTTAAAGAAATTAACATCTTTATGGTTAAAAATAGTACCATAAAAAATAGTACCAACGCCAATACATAAATTTGATTTGAAACAACATAATTTTCTTTGAATATTTGTAATTCCGTTATTTCTTTTATTTATTTTTAAAATAATTAACGATGGTTTATTTTTAAAGGTGTGAAACCAAGCAAAATATTTTGGTCCGTATGGTATTGTTAAATAACAATTAATATTTTGAACTTTTTTATGAAGTTTTTTTTCATAAGAAAGTTCTATTTGGGGAAAATTATTTAAAAGTTGTTGTTTGTCTTTTTGATTCATTATATCTAGTAATACTGCAATGGTTTTAAATGTATTTTAATAACTAGTAAATGAAGCAGAATTTCCGTCACTTTCAGTAAACATATCTCCAACATTTTCTAATTTTGTTGCATTACTTGTCTTTGATAAATTTTTTAGATAATCTTTCAATTCATTTTTCATTGATTCTTTATCAACAGTTTTTTCTTCACTATCATATAAATCTTTATATTGTTGCTGTGGTTTTTTAATTAAATCTTTAATTTTCGGCACTGTTAAATTTGTTTTGAAATAATTATATATGTTATGCAATGTAAAAATAAACAAAAAAGATACTATAATTTGTCTTAATATCCAGAATATCATAATAT